TTGGATGGGATGAGCTTACAAGCTGGAACGACATGAAGGCGTATCATAAACTAAAGGCTTGTTTACGAACAGGTTCTGCGGAGGTTCCGACAAAACGCATACGTGCATCGGGTAACCCTGGTGGGCCAAACCATAACAACGTAAAAGATTATTACATTGATGCCGGAGAAGAGTCTTCTATTGTTGAAGGCGATGACGGTATGAACCGTATGTATATTCGCAGTTTGGTTACCGACAACAAGATATTGTTAGATCGAGATCCTGGATATATTAAACGGTTAGAAGGCGTAGGCGATGAACAGCTGGTTAAAGCGTGGTTAGAGGGTGATTGGGATAGTTTTGTAGGTCAGTATTTTACTAACTGGCAGGAAAAACAAGTACTTGTGAACAGTTTTGAGATACCTGACCACTGGCCTTTGTTTGGAGGAATGGATTATGGCGAAGCTGCTCCAACGTCTTATGGTCTATACACTGTGGACTATGATGGGAATATTTATCGCATTAGTGAGTATTACCAAGCAAACGCTACGGCTTCGCAACATGCCGATAATATAGTAAAAATGATAGAAAGTTGTCCGTTTACGGGTGGTCGTTATCCACAAGCAACGTATTGCGATCCAAGTATGTTTGTTAAAAGAAGGTTAAGCGAAGTGATCAACCATTCGCCTGCGGATGTGTTTGCCGAACGAGGATTGTACTTGACAAGAGCGAACAATGATCGTATTACTGGATGGAGAGTGGTTAACGATGCGTTGATAAAAGAACGCTTTTATTGCTTTAATGGATGGAACGATGCTTTAGTCAGGACGATGCCGGCTCTGCCAAGAAGCTCTAAAAATCCAGAGGATTTAGACACTCACGCAGAAGACCACGCAGCAGATGAATTACGTTATGCGATGATGCATGTGTATAAACCGCATAAACCAGATGAAGAAAGACCTTACGAAGGAACCGGACAAGAAGTTATTGATATGATGGAACAAGGTTGGGGTGTTCGCAAAGGGCGATACGCTTCAGCATAACAAGGAGATAAGAATATGCAGGGTTTTAACGGTACGCCAACAACGACTAAGCCAAACCGTGGCAAAAAAGGTACTCGTGTAACGCCAAAAGCTGCTGGGTCAGACAACCTTAAAAAGGGTGGCAAAGGCAAATAGTTTGAAAGAAAGACAGATCGAATACTGGCGTGGAGCTATAGAGGACGGTCGAAAATATATGAAGACGCGCCACAAAACGTGGCGTAGACTTCTCAAGACATATGAGCTTGATTTTGACGTTCCAAACCTCGACGAGGATAAGATTGTTAAAATATCCCGTATGTATCCACTTGCCCGTCAGATCATAGCCAGTGTTTCTTTTAATTATCCTCATGTTTTTTTTAAAGTTGAGGAACCTGGTAGAGACTTTGCGGCTGAGATACTGGAACGTGTGGCTAATGCTACATTAGAACAGATGGATGCCAAAAGAGAGGTGCAACAGGTTATTTTTGATGCACTGTTCTGTAGTGTGGGTTGGTTAAAGTTTGGATATAACCCTCCGGGTGATGACGATATTGTTGCACCGTATACTATTAACGATGCTCAGGAAAATGATTTTCCTTACGTACATCGAGTTTCGCCTTTTAATATATACATTGATCCGCTTACTCCTCCACACAAATTGTCAGGCGCACGGTATATCATTGAAAAAATGATGGTTCCTTTAGAGTTTGTTAAAGAGGATGACAGGTTTAAGAACAGACGGCAGATAAAAGCGATGTCAGATGAAGATCAGGCTGATTCGTTTATCTACGATATGCAAGACTCCGAGCATAGCGATGAATATAATGCGGTGCAGCATTCTAAACAGGGTCAGATGGTTTGTTTGTATGAAATACACGACCGTCTGCATAAAAAGCGTATTACGTTTGCTGAAGGATTGGATGAGCCTATTGAAGAAGTAGATCATCCTTTTTTGGCAATGAAACCAATTACAGAGACTGATCCTTTTACTGGCGAACAAATGATGACAGGCCAGTTTGAGCCTGCTGGTGGATATCTCATGGACGGTGGATTTCCTTACCACGCACTGCGGTTTGACCAGACTGAACGCTCGTTTTATGGCGAACCGCCAATGGCGTATGTTGAGGATACACAGTCACTTATAGTAGAGTCTGTATCACGCAGAGCCGATTTGTTAAAGCGTTTCCAGCGTGTGGTTTTAGCTTCTCGAAGAGAACGTGAAGCAAATCAGGACATTGGCGATACGTTAGAAAACGGTCGTGACGGTGAGATCATATGGGTAGAAGATCCCAATACCAGTATGCGTGAAATGAACTTTGGCAACCCTCCACCGGATCAACTGGGTCTGGAGTCGGATGCACAAAGTTATGAAGAACAAAGTTTAAACGTATCGCAGATGGCAATGGGTGGTCCAAGAGTTACGGCAACGCAAGCCAGTTTATCCGCAAGTTTTGCACAAGTAAACCGCGAGTGGATGCAGTTGCGTGTAGCGGATGCGTATCGGTCTATTGTTCGTAACTCATTGCGTATGATGGCTGATGAAAGATATTTACCTGATGAATTTTTGGTTAACGTAGCTCAAGACACGGAAGATCCTGTTTTTGAAGCAGTTACGGCAGACCTTTTGCGAATACGATACAAAATAGAAATACAAGCTGGTAGTATGCAACCTTTAACAGAGCAGCTTGAACGTCAAGATGCATTACAGTTGTTTAACATGACAATTAACTTGCCAGAAATAAACCGCATTGAAGCCATTAAAGGTTTATTGGCTTCTTTCCGTGTGCAAGACCCTGACAAATATTTAGGTAACGCTGAAGACGGTGATGCAGTAAAAGCGGCTCAGTTAGAAAACGTAGCCTATCTTATTAATGGCGGTGATCCTGGGGTTACGCCTTTTGAAGATCATCAGTTGCATATACAGTATCATCAGCAAATACAACAACTTCCACAGTTTCAACAATTACTTCCACAACAACAACAGCAGGTTATGGGTGTAGTGCAAAACCATATCCAACAACATCAGCAAATGCTGAACCAAATGGCTCAAGGTCAAGCACCTCAAGCTGGTGGCGGTGGTGGTAGTAATGCCGGAGTAGCGGAAGGTAATATTACGTCACTTGTACGTAGTCAAGCTCAAGAAGTTTCTCAGGCTATACAGAATGCACCGGGACAAGGATAATGTTAGTATTTCACGACTATGAATGCGAAGACGGACATCGTCAGCTTGACATACAAAACGATTCTAATAATATTAAACGTAAGATCAAATGCGACCAGTGTAAAAAAGATGCTAACATGTTGTTTATAAAGAGTAACTTTATCCATAACTCGCATTCTGGGATGTATGGTAAGTTCCATGCAGGCTTTGGTCAGGTTGTAGAGTCGTACAGCCATAAACAAGAACTGTTAAAAAAGTATAACGTGAGAGAGAGTGCCGATGCAGTTGGCGGTTCTCGATGTCACATAACCTCTGATGTAACAGACTCTGCTTCGTCAGACACCCCTACTCCTTCGTTTGGTAACACACCCGAAGAAGCAGTGGCTCTGGCAAAGCAGAGATATAACGAAGGAGATTAGTAGATGTCTGAATCAGTACTCGCTTTGGACTCCGGTGCGGAAGACTCGTCACCCGATGTAGGATCATCTCAGGATCAGTCAACAGAATCTTCTCTTGAACTGTTTACAGATGACACCCTTGATTCGGCACAGTCAGAAAGCTCTGGACACTCTGATGCACAGTCAGATTTTGACCCACAAAGGCATGATTGGTTGCGTGGTTCAGCAGACGATGTGCCGGAGCAGTATCAGCCGTTAGTTCCGCTTGCAAAAAACATGCAGGCACAGTTTACCAGGACTCAACAGGATCTTGCAGAACAGCGCAGGCAGATTGAAGCGCAACAAGGCGAATGGGCTAATAGGGTGCAAAACCTTGTTACACCCCAACAGCAACAAGTAGATCCTGTAGATGCAATGAGGGCAAACTTATCTGAAGATGAGGCTCGAGGCGTAGATGCCGTTGAGCAGATTATTCAGCATAGGGTAGGAAATGTTGTTAATAACTTGAACAGTCAAGTTCAACAGTTACAACAACAGCTGTCTACGGCCAATAATTATGTGCAAGGTCAGCAAACTGCGTACATAGCCAACCAAGTAGGTGAAGCAAGGCAGGCTTATGGCGGTGATCTGGACGCTTATACCGATCAGATTGTTGCTACTACGAAGATTACTAACCCTGTTACAGGAAGTCCGTATACAGTTCGTGAGGCGTATGAGTTACATGCAGGCATTACCGCTCAAAAAGCGTCTGATCTGCGTGGAGCTAATAATTCCGCACGAAAGTCCTCAAAAAGGTCTGTTCGTGGTACGCAAGGTGTTGATGCAACGGAAGGAGACGGCCCACTTAGCGACTCCGATGTATTGTCGGGTCTTTCCAAATTGGGTTTTGAATAAGGACAAATAGAAAATGGCAGCAACAACAACTTCAGAAAGTTGGGATGCAGCTTGGACGCTTACGATGCGGGCCAAACGCAAAGAGTTGACCGACAACTTTTTTGACGCATACCCAACTTTAGACATGTTCCGCTCCGGTGGAGCATTAGTCACCGACAACGGTGGCAAAGAAATTCAAGCAGATATTTTGTATGCTGGTAACTCAGCGCAATATTTCTCGGGCTATGACGTGCTAAATACGGATGCGGTAGATGGTATCACAGCCGCTTTTTATCCATTTAGATACGCCGCAGTGCCTATTACCATTAATTTTACCGAAGAGCAAGAGAACCGTAAGCGCGAAGCAGCAATGTCGCTGTTAGAGGCCAAAACTCGTCAGAGTATGTTGACCTTGCGCGATCAGATTAACTCTTCGCTTTATTCTGCACAGACAGGTAAAGCTCCGTTAGGTTTCCAAGACATTATTGCTGATGCACCTGGAACTACTCCAACTACGTTGGGTGGTATCACGGTGGGTGGTAATACGTGGTGGAAGAATAAAACGGAAGATGCGTCTGGTGATACGTCATTTAGAACGATTACCCCAGCCAACGGAACATTTTACGAAGGTATGTTGCGGATGGCAAGTCTTTGGAATGCAACGTCCGAAGGCAATGAACAGCCAACCAATATCTTCACGACAAATTCTATTTA